CAGCGAAGGCTATGCCACCCTGGCAACGCCGACGGTGCTGGCCCTGGGTTATCAGGTGACCCGTGAAGAGCTTGAAGACAACCTCTATACGGAAGTCTCCATGCCCCGTGCCGAGAGCCTTGCGTTCTCCATGCACACCACGATCGAACTGACCCACGCCAACGTGTTCATCAACGGGTTCTCCAGCTCGTATGTCTACGGCGACGGTCAGCCGCTCTTCTCGGCCAACCACCCTACCAAGTCGGGTCCGCAGTCCAACCTTCCGACCGTGAACGCGGACTTCTCGGAAGCTTCGCTGGAAGACATGATCAAGCGGATCTATCTGGCTCAGAACTCCCGTGGCTTGCAGATTTCGCTCCGTCCCCGGAAGCTCCAGGTTTCCGCCGCTGACATGTTCAACGCGACCCGCGTTCTGGAAAGCCAGCTTCGGACCTCGACCGCGAACAACGATATCAATGCCATCAAGCAGATGGGCCTGATCCCGGAAGGCGCGATCGTCAACCCGTACCTTGGCGTTGAAGCCACGCAAGCCTGGTTCCTTCTGACCTCGACCAAGAAGAACAAGGGTCTGGTCTCCATCTGGCGTCGTTATCCGGAACTTGAGAAGGACAACGACTTTGACACCGAAAACCTGAAGGCCAAGACCACGGCCCGTTTCGTGGCTTCAGTGGCCGACTGGAGAAGCGTGTACGGAACGCCGGGCTTCTGATCAGGCGCAAAGGGGTGAGCCATGCGGTGCGCGACCGTCAATACTTGGCGTTCAGGCAACGCATGGTTTACCTGTGACCGCTGCTCCCAGCGGTGGCGTCGGGGGGACATGCTGACAGAGTGGACGAACCTCAGGGTCTGTCCCGTCTGCATTGATCCCCGTCCGCCTCAGATGATGCCTCCGAACGTCTATCCGGAAGGCATTCCGTTCTTCGATGCGAGGCCACCTCAGGACAATCCTGACAGGCTTTCGGACGATACCTATCTGCATCCGGCAACGGGCGGAATTTTTGCTCCCAATGGTGGGCCTCCGCTGATGCCCAATGGGCAGACGCTTCCGATCGGTGCCTTGTCTCCGAAGGAATTGATTGAAGATCCGATCCCCTACGTGGAATTTCAGTTCATCGATGACAACGATGAGCCGGTCATTGCAGATGATGGGGGGCTGTTTGATGTGGGTCCGGTAAGCCCGCCCCCGCCTCTGCCGCCTATCCCGACCCTTCCCGGCCAGACAGTCCCGACTGGGGCAAATGTCATCCAGGATGATATCACCTTCAAGACCGGGGTCATTCCCGCCCCGACTGTCCCTGGAGCCGGTTAATGCCCAAGATCCGCCAGTACCCCCAGGTCTTTATTCCGGATGCGACCGACGCCTTCATAATCGACCGTTTGGGCGAGGGCACGTTCTATATCGAGTATAGCAACCTCACGATCGGTGGCGGCGGTGGAACCGTAACGTCGGTAAATGCCAGTGGTGGGACAACGGGGCTTACCTTCACGGGTGGGCCGATCACGACCAATGGCACCCTGACCCTTGGCGGAACGCTCGCCATTGCCAATGGCGGCACCGGCACCGCAACGCCTTCACTGGTGGCGGGAACCAATGTCTCCATTTCCGGAACATGGCCGAACCAGACAATCAATGCCACGGGCGGTGGCGGTGGGTCCGGAACCGTGACCTCGGTGGATGTTTCCGGGGGAACAACGGGCCTCACCTTTACGGGTGGCCCAGTCACTACCTCCGGGACCATCACCGCTGGGGGCACCCTTGCGGTTGCCAACGGGGGAACGGGCACCGCAACTCCCTCTTTGGTACCGGGCACCAATGTCACGATCACGGGTTCATGGCCAAACCAGACCATCAACGCTTCTGGCGGCGGCGGGTCGTCCATCAACGTGCAGCAAGCCGGGTCCACGGTTGTCACCGGGCTCACCACGCTGAACTTTCAGCAGGGTGCGGTTGTCACCGGAAGCGGCACGACTGCCAACATTTCGATCTACAATGCCGTTGCCACATTGGTGCCGCCTCCGGTGCGGGGATATTCCTATGTCTCCGGATCTTCCAACAGCTTCAACGTACCTTTCCCCGCCGGAACGGTCGCGGGTGATTTTGCAATCCTGAACGGTGCGGGCGGCTATGGACCCTCTGGTCCGCCATCCGGATGGACTTCCCTGAACAGTGCGGGCGCTTCCGGTATTCAGGGCGCGACCTTCAGCAAGACGCTGACCTCGGGCGATATTGCGACCGGGTATGTGACGGTGGCCTTCAACAATTCTTATAACGCCATCTGCCAGATGGTGACGTTTCAGGGTGCTGCAACCGTCCGCGACACCCAAGGCAATGCCGATGGCAGCACCACGCTTACCAGTGCGAACACGGTTCAGGTCAATGACCTCGGGGTGCATTTTGCCACGGTCCGATCCGGCAACATCACTTCGGTCACGCCCGGAACGCTTCAGCAGACCAACACTTTCGCAGACATCAAGGCGGCGATCTACACCGCCACGGTCGGCACGGCGGGCGCTCAGTCGATCGCCTACAATGTGTCGGGCGACTATTACATCTGCTCGGTGTTCGTGGACAACGTGGCCGGGGCCAACATGGTTACCGGAGAAACGACCACGATTGCCGGTGGAGCACCGTTGATCGCGGCTCAAGAGGGTTATCGCTATTACGACAGCGCCAATTCCTACGCGCCATACATTTACGACAATGGCGGCTGGCAACAGGTTGGGCCACTGCCGAGCATTCCAGCACTGGCCAATGTGCCGGTTGCCTCTACCTTCACCTATACGCTGGGGTCGCCAACGAGCAAGACGACCCAAGCGGGAGTGGGTGTGCTGTTCGACAGCGGCACTTTCGGCAACAGCGACAACATCACTGGGTACGGCGTTTCAGTACCGGGTTCCACGCCCTACACATTCACCCTGGGAATGAGTTCTCCACTCATTCAACAGGCAAATATGATTGCGGGATTGTTCCTGACCGACGGGACAAAAGTTGTAACCATAGGCAATGCTGCGCAAGGCACTGGTGGTGTAAAGATCGACTATTGGGCGAACAACACGACCTATAACGGTCAACCATTCTGGCAGACCGGACAAATGTATCCGTTTTTCCGTGTTACAAATAACGGAACAAATCTGACTTACTCATATTCGCTTAATGGGTATTCATGGCTGGCGTTTTATCAGGAGTCCATAACGGCATATCTTGGCACAATTACAGCCGTGGGCTTCTGCATTAACAACACATATACAAGCGGCCAAGCGCCGCCTTCTGGAACCCATGGACAGGCAACGATTTTCTATTGGGCGCAATCTTAAGGGAAACCAATGCCTCAGTTTCGCCAGTACCCACAAGCCACCAGCCTGATCGCTACCGATGCGTTTGTCATCGACCGCTTGGGTCAGGGCACCATGTATGCAGAATATTCCACCATCTCCAGCGGGAGCGCCCTGACAGTTAAGCAGGGCGGTACGGTTGTCGATGCTGCAACCACGACCTTGAACTTTACTGGGAGCGGGGTGACCGTCACGGACGCCAGCACCGGCAACGTGACCGTCAATATCCCAGGTGGCGGTTCATCGTCGTTTGTCGGCTTTTCAACGTTTGGCACCTTCGCTTCCCAAACGTCTTTGCCCTTCACCGGACTTCCCCCAACGGCTCCCGCAACAACCTGGACGACGAGCTTTGACACCGCCAACGGGCTGGCGTTTGGCAATCCGTTTCCCGGGGTGGCTGGTACGACGATTTATTATGTGGCACCGACAACGGGCTATTACGAAATTGGTGCCGTGGGCTATTTCACGACCCAGGTTGATAGCGCCGATGCCACCTCTCTGCCTTCCACCAATGTGTTCATTGAGGTCGGGATCGTTCTGGTGGTTGGGACTACTCCGCAAAACGGCCTTGCCGGAAATAGTTTCACGGTAAATAACAGCCTACCGCCCATAACAAATTATGGCACTAATAAAGCCGCGCCCAGTTTATATGTAGCGGGAACAACTATAGTTCACGCTAATGCGGGGCAAAAAATATGGCTTTTATGTGCGGATGCCTACCCTAGAAGCGTAGGCACTAGCTATGTTCAATATGAAAATATGTTATTTTTCGGAAAGTATCTGGGAAACTGAAAATGACCACAACCTTTTCCCTCAATGCTGGTCAGTTCATCACCCGGGCCTATCGGATCTTGGGTGTGCTGCCGTCTGGGGGAGTGCCGACCGACGATCAGTTTACCCAAGGGATCATAGCCCTGAATGCCATGCTCATGGGCTGGCAAGCCGATGGCATCAACCTCTACCGCCAGACCCAGCTGTCTCTGACGGTGGGTGCCATGCAGGGCGTCCCGGGGAACCCAGTTTCCATTACCCCGCTCATCATGGGCTTTGAAGAGGGTCGGTGGGTGGTAACGCCCGCCCCGAACCTTTTTGAGCGGCCTATGGGCATATTTACCTACGTCGATTATCAGACCCTTCCGAACAAGCTCGCCGGGACAACCTCGGGGCCGTCAGTGGTGATGTTCGACAAACAGGAAAACGCCTCCAACCTTTATCTCTGGCCTCCTCCCACCTATGGCGGGACGTTGAATTGCACGGTGGGCCGGTCGGTGAACAACGTCCTTGTCCCGACCGATCCGGTGGACGTTCCCAACGAATGGACCGAAGGGGTGATCTATAACCTCGCGGATCGCCTGATGGATGACGAAGCCGTGGCAATGGCCGACCCGGCCACGTCGCAGAACATCCAGCAGCGGGCTCAGGTTTTCTACGGCAAGCTACTCAACTTCGATCGCCCGACCTCAGTGATGATACGTCCCTGGGGTAAACGGGGCTCTGGCAAATTCTGGAGATAGACATGGCCTTCAACGCATCCCTCCTGCCCATCAATGCCTATGCGGTCACGCCGTCGAACACGACGGTCTTGAATGCCTTCTACCTTTATGTCGGGGGCACCGGAGATGTGGCGGTCCTGCCTTTCGCCCAGAATGGGAAGCCGTCTCCGACCTCGGTGATCTTCAAGGCGGTTCCGGCGGGTTCGTACATCTGGGTCCAGGTGAGCAAGGTGCTTTCCACCGGGACCACGGCGACGCAGATCGTGGCTATGGGGCCAACCTGAGAGTAGAATGTAACTGACGCTTCATTGCGCCGACTGGGGGGCTGAGCTTGACTACCGAGAGAACTCTGGGTGAACGAGTGGCCGTCATGGAAAACGACATCCAAACGCTATATGCCAAGGTGAACAAGATGGAAGAACAGCTCCAATCTCTGACCAAGGGTGCATGGGCCTTGGTTGTCGCCATTACGGGCTGGGCGCTGGTGCAGCTCTACATGGAGAACGAGCGCAGCATTCAACTGCTGCAATACAGACCCCCGATGGTCCAACCCCGCTAACTTGCGGGTACGGATCAATCGGTATACCCTCGCAACCGTTGCCCTTGGGTAATCAGAACGGAGACCGCTGTGGCAACTCTCAACGCAAACCGGCGCAACCGCTTGAAAGCCTCTACCTTTGGTATGCCTGGCGAACGCAAATACCCCATGCCCGACAAGAGCCATGCCGCCAACGCAAAAGCGCGGGCGACGCAGATGGTGAAGGCGGGCAAGTTGTCGGAAGGCTCGGCTGAGAAGATCAAGGCCAAGGCCAACCGCATCCTGGGGGCCGGTCACCATGATGGTGAAAGCCCAATGAAGGGCGATGAAAGGAAAAGCGAGATGCACAAGGAACACAAGACCGCCGCTCATCGTGAGCATATGGCGAAGAAGAAGACCGGCCACGCCGCTCATATGCGCGAAGAGCGTCATGAGCATAAGGCCAAGGCCCACCAGCCGAAGATGCATGAGCGCGGTGCGGTCATGAAGGCTGAAAAGATGGCCGAACACCGTGGCCACAAGGCGCATACCGCCATGCACGGTGGCAAGCATGAGGCCCACAAGGT